CGTGGCGGGCGAGATCACCTGCAGCGAAAAAATCAACATCCGCCTTATCGTCAAAAATGTACTTCGTGAGGTGGGCTATAATCCTTGGAAATTTACAGTATTTGTGTTTGTACATCATCAAAGTGTAGATATTGCTGCTGGTGTGGATACAGCACTTGAAGCAAGAAATGGAATTATTGATCCTTATGGTTCCATCGGTGCTGGTGATCAAGGCACTGTTTATGGCTATGCTACCAATGAAACTCGTGAGCTGCTGCCTCTACCTTTACTTCTCTCTCATAGAATCGTAAAGCGTATTGATGAATGTCGCAAAGGAAAAATAATCAAGGGCATCCTGCCAGATGGCAAAGCCCAAGTAACGGTCGAGTATGACGGAGATAAACCTATCCGCGTTAAGACTGTTGTGGTTTCTGTTCAGCACCATAAGGACAAAACTCAAAAGAGATTAGAATCAGATATTTTAAATAATGTGCTCTGGCAGTGCTTTGAGGATTTCCCACTGGATGATGACACCGAAATACTCATCAATCCATCTGGCAGATTTGTTGAAGGAGGCCCTGCTGCTGATACCGGGCTGACTGGCAGAAAGATCATGGTGGACACCTATGGTGGTCTGGCTTCGCATGGTGGCGGCGCACTCTGCGGAAAGGATCCAACTAAGGTTGATAGAAGTGGAGCTTATATGGCCAGGTACATTGCTAAGAATATTGTTTGGAGCGGGCTTGCTGATAAATGCGAGGTCGCTATTTCTTATGCCATCGGAAAAGCAAATCCAGTTTCAGTAAATGTGACCTCCTTTGGTACGGGAAAAATTAGTGATGAGGATTTAATTGAACTGGTAAAAGAGATCTTCAACTTACGTCCAGCTGCCATCATAGAAAAGCTGCGCCTCAGAAATGTAATCTACTCAGACACAGCAACCTATGGACACTTCAATTCCTCTCTCTTCCCTTGGGAGAACGTGGATTTCAATCTAAACTTAAGAAAGGTGGCAGAAAAATTCTATGAAGAGCGTGAAAAGATATGAAGATTCACTACGTTTGCGAAACATGTGGAAAAGAAAATTCACGAAGATATGCTGCTCATAAGATTCCATCACACTTCTTCTGTTCAGTTGCCTGTCAGAATGTCTGGCAAAAAACACGTAAAGATATAGTTGAGAAAAATAAAGACCCTCATTTCAGAAAAAAAGTGAGTGAAGGATTGAAGGCTCGAAAGAAAAGACTAGGCTCTGACTATCACTCAAAGGAAACTAAAAAGAAGATTGGAGAAGCCACCTCCCTGAGATGGAATGAATATAATGATGAACAGCGTGACCGTATGATTCAAGTTCTACGAAACAATGCAATAAAAAAGCGCACCTATGGTCCATATGATTACGAGTGGAATAAATTGAGTGCCACAATCAAACAAGGTCAAGTTTGTCGTCGATGCGGTACTAAAGATAATCTTAATGTTCATCATATTATTCCAGTTAGTGCTAATGGATCAAGAGACCTCCATAATCTTGTGACGTTATGCTCCTCATGTCATAGAACTGTTGAACATGAGGGTAAGAAAGTTAATGAAATTATTGGAGACTGGCAAATAGCTCGTTTATTGATAAAAGAAAGGTTGATGTGTTTGATATGAATATACAAAAAATAAAACTGTCAGATCTGAATCCGGCAGCATACAATCCTCGTAAAGAGTTAAAGCCAGGAGATGCAGAGTTTGAAAAACTTAAAGCCTCCATTGAGAATTTTGGGTACGTAGAACTAATCGTCGTTAATGCAAAAAACAGCAACACTGTGATTTCAGGCCATCAGAGGCTTAGTGTGCTTAAGCACCTGGGTCAGTCAGAAGCAGACTGCGTTGTAGTAGACCTGAATACTGAACAGGAAAAAGCATTAAACGTTGCAATGAATAAGGTTTCTGGCGATTGGGATAAGGATAAGCTAGCCCTTCTTATCGCTGATCTCCAAGGTGCTGACTTTGATGTTTCTCTTACAGGTTTTGATCCTTCTGAACTGGATGACCTGTTTAAGGATTCCCTGAAGGAAGGCATTCACGATGATGAGTTCGATGTGGATGCAGAGCTGGAAAAACCCGCCATGACAAAACTGGGTGACGTCTGGAAGCTTGGTCCCCATAGACTGGTCTGCGGTGACTCCACCAAGGCAGAAACCTTCACGCTTCTGATGGACGGAAAGCAAGCAAACCTCGTGGTAACAGATCCCCCTTACAATGTGAACTATGAAGGGTCTGCTGGAAAAATCAAAAATGATAATATGTCCGATTCAGCTTTTTATGATTTCCTACTAGCTGCATTTACCAATACGGAAGCTGTGATGACACAGGATGCTTCTATCTATGTCTTCCACGCAGATACAGAAGGCCTCAATTTTAGAAAAGCATTCTCCAACGCTGGGTTCTACCTATCAGGCACTTGCATATGGAAAAAGCAATCTTTGGTACTGGGCAGATCCCCTTACCAGTGGCAGCATGAACCCGTGCTCTTTGGCTGGAAGAAAAAAGGCAAACATAACTGGTACGCCGATAGAAAGCAAACAACTATCTGGGAATTTGAAAAACCAAGGAAGAATGGATCCCATCCAACAATGAAGCCAGTTGCTCTTGTGGCCCACCCTATTCTTAATTCGAGCCTTAGCAACTGTATCGTCCTTGATCCTTTTGGAGGCTCTGGTAGCACCCTTATTGCCTGTGAGCAAACGCATCGGATCTGCAACACGATTGAATTAGATGAGAAATTTTGTGATGTTATTATTGAACGCTACATTTCAAATGCAGAAACTGCAGATGAAGTGTTTCTTCTTCGCAATGGCAAAGAATACTGCTATAAAGACCTTCCTGATAGAAATAACACATCTATGAATAAATAGACTTGCTATTTACATCGCTTAGAGTGATGAATGTAGTAATCAAAAAGGAGGTCTATGCTATGACAATGAATTTTAATGTAACAAAAGATGAACGCAAAAGACTGGTAAAGATTATCAGCGAAATCACAGAAGTAACTCCAAAATATCTTGGAGTGCCATCCTGCGCTTATGAGGTCGGCCCCTTCACCATCGGAAGAAATGGTGAACTCACCACTGACAGCGAAGTGGGTCGTAAAGACATCAAGGAACTTATAGAGAAGCTTCTTGATGCAGGATTTGAAGCTGAGGAGAATGATTTGATTTTTCCTGAAGAAAAACCTGAAGAGACCGGACTGACCATTCAGATGCCAATGGCACCTTTTACCAATGTAGCTCTTGAGAATCTCAATAAGCTATTAGAAGCAAAAGGAAACCTCATCAAGAAGGCACTTGATATAGATGCTCTTCCCATCGAAACGGATGAAGAACGTATCAGCTTCCCTTGGTTTTCTGAGTTGCCAAGTCCAGATGAGATAAAATCTTATTCTCTTTTCATCACTAAACTTTGCGCAATGGTACAAAATCAAAAGAGAATCACAGTAAAAGCAAAAGATGTCGAGAATGAAAAATATGCATTTCGATGCTTTCTTCTCCGCCTCGGCTTCATTGGTGCAGAATATAAAACTGAGCGAAAAATTCTCCTTAGAAATCTTTCTGGAAGCAGCGCTTTCAAAGAAAGTACTCCTAATGAAGCAGATAAGTAAAGAAACTCTTGCCAACTTGCGTTGGCAGTATACCGCAATTGAAGATTAACCTACTAATCTTGGAATAGGGTCAACCGACCCTTTTCCTTGTTTTACAAGACCCATCGAGGTCTATTTTTTATGTCACTTTGTAAGGAGGTGTCCGCATATCCGTAAATTAAAGAAATATAAACCCTCGACCTATATGATGAAAGATTCCTATTACAGTAAGGAGATGGCGGACTATGCAGTTGGTTTCATAGAATGTCTCTCTCACACCAAGGGAACCTGGGCAGGAAAGCCATTTGAACTCATTGACTGGCAAGAGCAAATCATCCGGGATCTTTTCGGTACTTTAAAACCAGATGGGTATCGCCAGTTTAATACGGCTTATGTAGAAATACCGAAGAAAATGGGAAAAAGTGAGCTTGCGGCGGCTGTTGCCCTACTACTCACTTGTGGCGATAACGAGGAACGTGCAGAGGTTTATGGCTGCGCTGCAGATCGTAATCAGGCTTCCATTGTATTTAATGTGGCGGCAGATATGGTACGAATGTGCCCAGCTTTATCTAAGCGAGTAAAAATTCTGGACTCACAGAAAAGACTTATCTTCCAGCCCACCGGGAGTATTTATCAAGTGCTCTCTGCTGATGTTGGAAATAAACACGGCTTCAACACCCACGGCGTCGTATTTGACGAGCTGCACACACAACCAAACAGAAAGCTCTTTGATGTTATGACAAAAGGAAGTGGCGATGCCAGGATGCAGCCGCTATACTTTCTTATTACGACTGCAGGCGATAATCAAAACAGTATCTGCTGGGAAATCCATCAAAAGGCCTTGGATATTATGAACGGTAGAAAAACTGATCCTACCTTCTACCCTGTCATCTATGGTGCTGCCCTTGAAGATGACTGGTCCAATCCAAAAGTGTGGAAAAAAGCAAATCCTTCTCTCGGGATTACCGTCAAAATGGAAAAGGTAAAAGTCGCTTATGAATCCGCAAGACAAAACCCAGCTGAAGAAAATAGCTTCAGACAACTGCGATTAAATCAGTGGGTTAAGCAGGCGATTCGCTGGATGCCTATGGATAAATGGGATGCTTGTGCTTTTCCTGTTGACCCTGAATCGCTTAATGGTCGTGTCTGTTATGGTGGTCTTGACCTATCCTCCTCTACCGACATTACAGCTTTTGTTCTTGTTTTCCCTCCACTTGATGAAGAAGACAAGTATGTGGTTCTCCCCTACTTCTGGATACCGGAGGACAGCATCGATCTTCGGGTTAGACGAGATCATGTGAACTATGATGTCTGGCAGAAACAAGGCTTCTTGCTAACCACCGAAGGCAATGTGGTCCACTACGGTTTCATTGAAACCTTCATCGAAGATCTCGGAATAAAATATAACATTAGAGAAATAGCCTTTGACCGCTGGGGTGCTGTTCAAATGACGCAAAACTTAGAGAACTTAGGCTTCACCGTTGTTCCTTTTGGTCAGGGCTTTAAAGATATGTCTCCACCTACAAAGGAATTGATGAAACTAACTCTAGAAGAAAAAATTGCTCATGGTGGTCATCCTGTCCTTCGCTGGATGATTGACAATATCTTTATTCGAACTGATCCTGCTGGAAACATTAAAGCAGATAAAGAAAAGTCCACAGAAAAGATTGATGGTGCAGTAGCTACCATTATGGCTTTAGACAGAGCAATCCGCTGTGGTGGAGAAACTGGCAGTTCTGTTTATGATGAACGTGGACTATTTGTATTCTAAGAAAGGAGAGTGATGTCTATGGGAATACTACAAGGAATATTCAAAGCGCGTGATAAACCTAAAAATACGCTTTTAGGAAGTTACTACAGCTTCCTTTTTGGAAGTACCAGCGCAGGAAAACCAGTCAACGAACAAACTGCTATGCAAATGACTGCTGTGTATAGTTGTGTGAGAATATTATCAGAGACTTTGGCAGGTCTACCGCTTCATGTCTATCAATACAATGATTCAGGAGGCAAAGAAAAGATTCTCAAACACCCACTATACAAGCTGCTTCATGATGAGCCAAACCCCGAGATGACTTCCTTTGCGTTTAGAGAGACGTTAATGAGTCATCTTTTATTATGGGGTAATGCCTACACTCAGATCATTCGAAACGCCAGAGGGGAAGTTATCGCCCTCTACCCACTCATGCCAAACAAAATGACAGTCGACCGAGATTCAAATGGTCGGCTTTTCTATTTGTATCAGCGTGGCAGTGAAGACGTACCTTCTCTTGGAAAAGAGAGTCAAGTGTATCTATCCCCATCAGACGTCCTTCATATTCCTGGTTTAGGGTTTGATGGATTGGTGGGTTACTCGCCAATTGCAATGGCAAAAAATGCTGTGGGTCTTGCCATCGCCACTGAAGAATACGGGGCTAAATTCTTCGCGAATGGTGCTTCACCCGGTGGTGTTCTTGAGCATCCTGGTACCATCAAGGACCCTGCAAAAATAAAAGAGTCCTGGAACGCAGCTTATCAAGGAAGCGGAAATTCTCACAGGGTAGCCGTCCTTGAAGAGGGCATGAAATATCAGCCTATTGGTATTTCTCCTGAACAAGCGCAGTTCTTGGAAACGAGAAAGTTTCAAATCAATGAGATTGCTCGTATTTTCAGAGTGCCCCCTCACATGCTTGCAGATCTTGAAAAATCATCTTTTAGTAATATCGAGCAACAATCACTTGAGTTTGTGAAATACACCCTTGATCCCTGGGTTGTCCGCTGGGAACAGTCCATGTGCCGCGCGCTTCTTATGGAAAGCGAGAAATCAAAAATATTTATAAAGTTCAACGTAGATGGGCTTCTTCGAGGCGATTACGTAAGCCGAATGAATGGCTATGCCACCGCTCGTCAGAACGGTTGGATGAGCACCAATGATATTAGAGAGCTTGAAAATCTGGATAAAATTTCAGAAGACTTAGGCGGCAATCTCTACCTCATCAATGGCGCAATGACAAAATTGCAGGATGCAGGCGCATTCGCAAATATTAAAGAAACGGAGGAACCCGAATGAAGAAATTTTGGAACTGGGCGCGAGATGAAAATACTGGCGTTCGAACACTCTACCTAGACGGAGTCATTGCTGAAGAATCATGGTTTGATGACGACGTCACCCCTAAGGCATTTAAATCAGAGCTTAATGCTAGCGAAGGCGACATTGTTATTTGGCTCAATTCTCCTGGAGGTGATTGCATTGCAGCCAGTCAGATTTACTCTATGCTAATGGATTACAAAGGCTCTGTAACCGTCAAGATTGACGGCATAGCCGCTTCAGCTGCCTCTGTCATCGCTATGGCGGGGACAACTGTACTCATGGCCCCGACCGCCCTGATGATGGTGCACAACCCCCTTACTGTGGCCATTGGCGACAGCGAAGAAATGAAGAAAGCTATCGCCATGCTTTCTGAAGTTAAAGAGAGCATTATCAATGCTTACGAAATCAAAACTGAACAATCAAGAACGAAGCTTTCTCATCTTATGGACGCAGAAACCTGGCTAAATGCGAAAAAGGCCATCGAACTTGGTTTTGCGGATGGCATCTTGGATGATGAAAAGAAACGTGAACAGACTGAGGACTTCACCTATGCATTCAGTCGCAGGGCCGTAACAAACTCCTTACTCGACAAGGTAAAACCTAAACTAGCAAAAGAACATACTGGAACACAACTTAAGTCGCTAGAAAAGCGGCTTTCTTTAATTCAACACTAAATTTAGGAGGAAAATATTATGAATAAGATTCTTGAACTGCGAGAAAAAAGAACAAAATCTTGGGAAGCTGCTAAGGCTTTTCTTGACACAAAACGTGGTACTGATGGGATTGTATCCCCTGAAGACACTACAACTTATGAAAAAATGGAATCTGATGTAGTAGCTCTTGGTAAAGAAATTGATCGTCTAGAAAAACAAGAGGCACTAGATCGCGAGCTATCAAAACCCTTGAATACTCCACTAACTGGGAAACCTATCTTTCAAGGGATGGAAGCTAAAAACGGTAGAGCTTCTACCGAATATCAAAAAGCTTTCTGGAATGCTATGCGCACCCGTTCCGGTGAAGGTCTTGATCCGTTGATTAAGAACGCCTTGCAGATCGGTACCGACACCGAAGGTGGATATCTCGTCCCAGATGAATTCGAACGTACTCTGATCGAATCCCTGGATGCAGAGAACATATTCAGAAAGCTGGCAAATGTCATATCCACTTCTTCAGGTGATCGTAAAATTCCAGTTGTGGCTTCCAAAGGCACTGCTTCTTGGATTGATGAAGAAGGCGCCATTACAGAAAGTGATGACAGCTTCGGACAGGTTTCCATCGGTGCTTATAAACTGGGAACCATGCTCAAGGTTTCAGAAGAGCTATTGAATGACAACGTATTTAACCTTGAATCCTACATTGCCAAAGAGTTCGCAAGACGAATTGGTAATAAGGAAGAAGATGCCTTCTTCACTGGCGATGGTAGTGGTAAACCAACAGGGATTCTGGCAGCTACAGGTGGTGCTCAGGTTGGTGTCACTGCGGCAAGTGCTACTGTCATTACCATTGATGAAGTGCTTGACCTGTTCTACTCTTTGAAATCGCCATATAGAAACAAAGCGGTATTCGTTATGAATGATGCGACTATCAAAGCAATTAGAAAGCTTAAAGATGGCCAGGGACAGTATATCTGGCAACCTTCGCTTCAAGCCGGAACGCCAGATACAATTTTGAACAGACCTGTTTACACTTCAGCTTATGTACCAACCATTGCTGCATCTGCAAAATCCATCATCTTCGGCGACTTTAGCTACTACTGGGTTGCAGATCGTCAAGGTCGAGTTTTCAAAAGACTGAACGAGCTTTATGCAGCCTCTGGTCAAGTGGGCTTTGTTGCCACTCAGCGTGTCGATGGAAAACTCATTCTTCCTGAAGCCATTAAAGTGCTTCAGCAGAAAGCGTAATGGAGGTGCACTATGACTTATAACACAAAGAATTATACTGAGCAGGGCGGAGAGAAAACCGTCATTGGTGGAACTCTAGAAATCAAGGATGGGGCGATCGTCACCGGCCTCCCTATTCTTGATAATCAACCCACAAGTACTGCTGCTACCGTAGAGGATTTGGTGGTGGACTTTAATGCATTACTGACAAAGCTTAAAGCTGCCGGACTTATGACAGCTGACGAATAATGTTAACGAAAGGATGGTGGTGATATGACACTCATTGAAAAAGTAAAAGCAAACTTAATTCTAGATCACTCGGCCGATGATGAACTTCTTGAAATGTATATCATAGCCGCCACGCGGTACGCAGAAAGTTATCAGCATCTTCCTGAAAATCACTATATTGAAACACCTATGCCCTCTACCACAGAGCAAGCCATCATCATGCTGACGTCCCATTTTTATGAATCCAGGGACGGCAGCACCGGTGGCTTTTTTTCTGATAATGTTCAAGCTGGGCAGCAAGTATGGAATACAGTCAACCTACTGCTTCGCCTTGACCGGGATTGGAAGGTGTAATCATGAGCTTTGGAAAAATGAATACCTTTATCGATATTGTTGAACACGACACCACTAAAGATGCTGAAGGGTTCAAAACGGAAGTTGATAATACTATAGCCTCTGTTAGAGCCTACCGAGAAGGGCGTCATGGCAATGAGAAATGGTCCAACAGAGCTTCATTTTCTGAAGCCACAGACCTCTTTCGCTTTCGCCATATTCCTGGTCAAACCATAACAACATCAATGGTGATCGTTGTCAAAGACAAGAAATTTGATATTACATCCGTTGAAGATGTAAAAGGCCGCGGAATGTATATTGAAGTTCTGGCTAAGGAGGTGATTCCAAGTGGCTAAAGCAACCATGCGAATGCCTGATGATTTTCAAAAGAAGCTTTCTAAGCTCGGTAATAAAACCGATGAGATTGTATCAAAAGTCTTGGAATCAGGCGGAGAGGTTGTTCTTGATAAAGTGAAGATTAACCTAAAAGGCATCATCGGTAGTCAGACAAAAGAAAAAGACCGTTCTACTGGTGAACTTATTTCTTCACTGGGTCTCTCCCCAACTAAGGTAGATAAAAACGGAAATTTCAACGTGAAGATTGGTTTTAGTGAACCCAGAAGTGACGGAGATTCCAATGCAAAGATCGCAAATGTTCTTGAATACGGCAAATCGGGTCAGCCACCAAAACCATTTTTGAAGCCGGCTAAATCAGCTTCCCGCAAAGTTTGCATTGAAACCATGAAAATTAAGCTTGATAAGGAGATTGAAAAACTATGAGTTTATTAAAGGATTTAAACCTCATACTTGCCCCCTTTGGCATCCCTGTAGAAACAGGCTTATTCTCTGACATGCCCCCCGATGAATATCTTGTCATCACTCCTATGTCTGATAGACTGGATCTCTTTGCGGATAATGAGGCATATATGATTGTTTCAGAAGCCAGACTGTCCCTTTTTACTAAGAAAAACTACGTTAAAATTAAAAAGGATCTAACAAAGGCTCTTCAATCAGGAGGAATAACCATAACAGATCGGCAGTATGTAGGTTATGAACACGATACAAAATTTCATCATTACGCCATCGACGTAATGAAAGAATATGAAACGGAGGAAGATTAAATGGCAACAATCGGATTAGATAGTCTTTATTATGCCAAGATCACAGAAGATCAAAACGGCATTGAAACCTATGGCACACCCACAGTACTGGCAAAAGCCATGACTGCTGAATTAAGCATTGAACTTATTGAAGCAATTCTCTACGCCGATGATGGCGCATCAGAAGTAATCAAGGAGTTTAAGAGCGGTTCACTGAGCTTGGGAATTGATGATATCGGTTCTCTAGTAACGCAGGACTTAACGGGCTGCAAAATTGACAGCAATAATGTAGTGGTTTCAAGAAGCGAAGATGGCGGAAGTCCAGTGGCTATTGGATTTCGTGCTAAGAAGGCCAATGGAAAATACAGATATTTTTGGCTTTACAGAGTTATTTTCAGCGTTCCAGCTACAAGTCTTGCCACCAAAGGAGATTCCATTACATTCAGCAGTCCCACCATAGAAGGTACGGTATTCAGACGAAATAAACTGGACAGCGAAAACAAACATCCTTGGAAAGCCGAAGTAACTGAAGGCGACAACGGTGTGGCAACTGAAACCATCTCCGGCTGGTTTACAAATGTCTATGAACCTGACTTTACCCCGGTAACACCGACGATTACAATTACAACTCAGCCTGCTATATTGACTGAAGCTACAGCCGGCAGCATAACAGGAAGTCTTTCTGTGGTGGCAGAATCCAATACCAGTGATCCGGTAACTTATCAGTGGTATGAAAACACCATCGATAGTGCGTCAGGCGGTACCCTTATCAATGGAGAAACCTCTGCCAGCTATGATATCCCAACTGATCTTGTGGCAGACACATATTATTACTACTGCGTGCTGAGTCTTGTTGGTGCTAGTGATGCAACTACAACAGTGGCTACAGTAACTGTATCCTAATGGGAGGTAAATAATTATGCCAGAAGAAAAATTGATATTAAATGAAGCTGCAGAAGAACGAAGCACCACCATTAAAATCGGGGGTACTAAATTCAAACTGATTCTTACCACAAAAGCAACAAAAGAAATTGCTGGGCGCTACGGCGGGCTTGAAAACTTAGGCGAAAAACTAATGAAGACAGAGAACTTTGAAATGGCCCTTGCAGAGGTAGTGTGGCTCATCACCCTTCTCTCCAACCAATCCATCCAAATTCATAACATCAAGAATAAAAATGACAAGAAGGAGTTGCTCACTGAGGAAGAAGTCGAACTTCTTACCACCCCATTTGATCTGGCGGGCTACAAAAATGCGATTATGGCCAGCATGATGAAGGGCACAATGAGAAATGTGGAGAGTGAAGACTCAAAAAACGAGGTAGTCGGGTAAGTGATCAGGAGGTCTTTACCCGACTTATCTATTACGGTACAGTCCATTTGATGCGCAGCGAAGATGAGGTGTGGTTGATGCCTATTGGCTATCTGATGGATCTTTGGGAATGCCACAAACAGTTCATTGGTATTTCAAAACCAAAAATAAATTACTATATCGATGACATTATCCCAGAATTTTTATAACAACAATATCTTAATCGGCACCTATAAAGGTGTCTTTTTCATGCCCTGAAGGAGGTGATTTAGTATGTCAGATTTTGGTCTGAAAATCGGTGTTGAAGGCGAACGTGAATTTAAGGATTCACTTAGAGAGATCAATAGAGATTTTAAAGTGTTAGGCTCTGAAATGAAACTGGTCACATCTCAGTTCGACAAGCAGGACAAATCCCTACAAGCAGTAACTGCACGAAATGAAGTTTTAAATAAAGAGATTGATGCCCAAAAGAGTAAAATTGGCACTTTAGAATCTGCCCTTAAAAATGCCGCCGAATCCTTCGGAGAGAATGATAAACGAACCAAAGCATGGCAGATTCAGCTAAATAACGCCAATGCAAATCTTAACAAGATGGAACGGGAGCTTGATGATAATAATAAAGCTCTTGATACATCCAGTGATGGATTTGGAGATGCAGGTAAAGAAGCTGACAAGTTTGGAGATGAAATTAAAAAGTCAGCGAAAGTAGCAAATGATTCCAGTGATAAGTTTGAAAAACTAGGGTCTGTTATGAAAGGTGTAGCCGCAGGTATCGGTGTTGCAATGGCTGCCATTGGAACCGCAGCAGTAAGTGCAGGAAAAAAACTATATGATATGGCAAATGATGCAGCCGCTGCGGGAGATGAAGTCGATAAAGCCAGTCAACGACTGGGTCTTTCGAGACAAGGATATCAGGAATGGGAGTATGTACTTTCTCAAAACGGCGCCAGTGTCTCATCTTTAGAAACTGGAATGAAAAAACTTAACAGCACCGTAGATGATGCCATCAATGGAAGCTCATCTGCCACTGAAAAGTTTCAGCGCCTTGGCATTTCAATGGAAGATCTTCAAGGCAAATCCCGTGAAGAAGTTTTCGATATGACCATTAGAGGCCTACAAGACATCTCCGATGAAGGTGAAAAAGCGGCTATTGCCAACGACCTACTCGGCACATCATCTGTTGAACTTGGAGCGCTCTTGAACCAGACTGCAGAAAGCACGGATGCTCTTAAGAATAAAGCCAGTGAACTGGGTCTGGTAATGAGTGATGAATCCATTGATGCCGCTGTCAATTATACGGATGCCATGGATAATCTCACCCGCTCCTTTGCCGGCGTAAAAAACAACATAACCTCTCAGCTTCTACCAGGCTTCACGATGGTCCTTGATGGCTTAACGGGTCTAATTACTGGACAGGAAGGCGCTGCAGAACAACTTAAAGAAGGGGCAAGAGAAACGGTAGAACAGATTGCCGTAATCCTGCCGCAGATTTTAGATGTGGTGACAGGACTCATTTCTGCCATTGCTGAAGTGGCACCGGATTTAGTTCTTGCTCTTGTGAATGGTATTTTAGATAATCTGCCTACACTTATTGAAGCGGCAAACAATATTATCATGACCATCGTGGGCGGGCTCATTGAGGCCCTACCACAGATTACAGATGGTGCACTTCAACTGGTGCTCACTTTAGTAGACGGCATTATTACAAATCTACCGGCTCTTGTGGAAGCAGCCCTCGTGATGATCGTAACCCTGGCCACTGGCCTTGGTGAAGCGCTCCCTGAATTGATCCCGTCTATCGTTGAAGCGGTGATTCTTATTGCTCAGACGCTGATCAATAATCTTGATTTGGTGCTAGATGCAGCTTTTCAAATTATCAGTGGATTGTCGCAGGGACTACTAAACTCTCTCCCTACTTTGATAGAAGCATTGCCACAAATTATCAACAGCATCATCACTTTCATAACAAGCAACCTACCAAAGATTATTGAGATTGGTGTGCAGCTAACCATCCAGCTTGCTGCGGGACTTATTAAAGCGATACCGCAGCTGGTAGCCCAGCTTCCTCAGATAATTACAGCCATTGTAACGGGACTAGGAAGTGCCATTCCATCCATGATGGATGTGGGCAAGAATATCTCTAGAGGTTTATGGGATGGGATTTCATCCATGATTGGCTGGCTTAAAAACAAGGTAGATAGCATGGTCGGCGGCATTGTCAAAGGAGTCAAAAATGTTCTCGGGATTCATTCTCCATCACGAGTCTTTGCCGGTATTGGTTCCAATATGGGTGAAGGCATCGGAGAAGGTTTTTCTGAAGCTATGAGTGGTGTGGAAAAAGATATGCAAGGAGCCATTCCAACAGATTTTGATTTGGATCTGAACTCTCAAGTATCAGGATCCTTTAATGGTTCTGAAGGAGCAATCTTTGATGTTACCATTCCACTGACTATTGATGGGAATATCTTAACCCGGGTGATTGCCCAGCTTCAGTGGAATCAGAACACCGTTACAGTCAGGAATTTAGGTGTTTCAGGAAATTAACGAAAGGAGGCATACCCTTGATTGAGATATACTCAGGCGCGACGTTGATTCAATCCATTCAGAAAGTAATGAGCTCCAATTTAAGAGAAACTTTGGATGGTGAATTTACCCTTTCCTTTAGTGTTATGGCAAAGTCAGCCCTAGCACTCAAAACAAAGCAAATTGCAAAACTAGACAATCAGTATTTTGAAATGGTCCAGATTAGTAAATCCATCCAAGGGAGTCTTCCAGTATGTTCTGTTCTCTGTGAACACGTTTCCTACCTGCTCAACCACGAAATGTATACCATCACAGAATTTGATTTTACCGGAGATCCAGCTACGGGATTATCTCAGTTACTTGCTGGGACTCCCTTCTCCACAGGTGTCATAGATTTTACAGAAAACATCACCATGAAAATCAATCAGAAAGTTACAAGGCGAGCGGCCCTCATGCAATACATTGCGATCCTTGGTGGTGAAATTGAGTACAACGGTTATAACATCAACATTCGTAATCATAGGGGTTCTGCTGAATATATTGCAGTTATGGGATCAAAGAATGTCACCAATGTAGCAGTATCATACGATTCCAGGGAAAATGCATCGTCCTATGATATCTCCTTCTTTAAACTAATGAATTTGGCTGTAGGCGATAACGTCCACATCATCTTCTATCCCTTGGGCATCAATGTTAAGACCAGAATTATTTCCTTAGAATATAACCCATTTTACCGCTATAACATCAGAGTAGAAGTTGGAAATTACAGGCCTAGCATTTCTGATACCTTTTACAGGTTGGAAAATTCTATCTCAAGTGTAGGAAGCTCAGTAAGTGATATTCAAACTCAGGTTGATGATCTGGGCGTATCTTATACTATTGTTTCCGATATTGTGGTAAATGAAAGTACCATTGATGTGACCTACGCTGTAGAAAATGGAGCTGTTGAACAATATCATGCTGAATACTCTTATACAGTAGATGGCAGCGGTAGAATTACCAGCATTACACTAAATGATATTTTCTCAGAGCTTCTATTAAAAGAGGTTTCACAGTTAACTGTAAACAGTACGAACTTTGAAATTATCTATGCGGATTTTACTGAAGCGACTTATAACTACACGACAGATGCGAGTGGTCGAATCACCAGCGTCAGCAAGGTATAAAAGGAGGCCTTTAGATGAGTTATGATAAGAATTTTAATAATGCCTTAGCCATCTGGTCGGCCCTTGGTGGCAGAGGTGAAGTAGTCTTTGGTATTCCAACCCTCTCCTGGTCCAAGATGTACTATAGTGATTTTGGCTATACCCAGTATGGCGGTGAAACAAGGATTGATATTTATGATAATGGTAGTGCTCAAATCGCTGTATATCAGGCAAAAACACCTTATATGTCCTACTTTAACCATACGACAAAGCAGTGGACTGTTGTAAGCAGCCCTTACTGGGGCTACGGTGCTCCGGTCATTCTATGGGCAGGTGGTGGCGTCTTCTTAGCAAAGATTACTGGTATGGCAAACATCATCGCTTCATTCGATGGCATTACTTGGCATAATGCAGGGTATTGTGCAGGGGCTCATAATGCTATGACTTGTGGGGCTTATGATGTTACAAGGAGCTCAGGCATAGTTAGTTGGTGGTATTATATGTCCCCGGTTTATTACAGTTTTGATTCTTTAACAGAAAGAACAGAGTGGACTTTGGTAGGCTCGGATGGAACTTCAGTTCCAATCTTTAAGTACCTAACGACCCATAAAGGTTTATTCGTCGGTGTTGTCGGCGGAGATAAATCTATAGCTGCTGCCAGTACAGCAAGTCCTGGATCATGGACCACGACCATTCCAGAAGATGTGAATGAGACAAGTTATATGTATATTCGCTCAGTTCACGATGTACTCTTTGTGATGAAATATACCTATACCAATGTGGGTGGAGAATATACCTATTATGTTACCCTATGCGTTTTAAATGATACTGCGACTGTGCTGACAGAAACAAATCTTAGTCGTGTTGGTGATCTTGCGGATAATCATAATCCAAATCCACAGAACATTATCTGGATGGAGGACTGGGGTAAATTTGCTCTCTTTTCAGAAGGAATGCTTTATGTTTCCGATGATGGACTGACTTGGGAAGGAGTAGCTCAACCAGGATTCACTGTAACCCAGTACGACACATTTGGTGGAGCAATTTATGTTCCAGGAGATGGTTTCTATGTAAAAGCTAGCGGCTATGTGTATCACGCATCTTATTAATAAAGCTAAACTTCAAGACGTTTATGAAGAGTCTCATAGGCGTCTTTTTATATACAACTGATAAGAAAGTGAGGTAAAACGATGAAAGAAATATGGAATGTTGTTCAAATGATTTTTGCAGCCGTCGGTGGATGGCTGGGTTATTTTTTAGGAGGTTACGATGGGTTTTTATATGCTCTGATTGCCTTTGTGGTGATTGATTATCTAATGGGTGTCATGTGTGCAGTGATAGAAAAACATCTATCCAGTGATATTGGCGCTCAAGGTATTTTTAAGAAGGTCGTTATTTTTTCTTTAGTCAGTGTGGCACACATAATTGATCAGAACATTATCGGTGATGGAAGCGCTATTAGGACTGCAGTAATCTTCTTCTATTTATCGAATGAAGGTATCAGCATTATTGAAAATGCAACAAGACTGGGTCTACCCATTCCAGAGAAACTTCGAGATATTTTGGAGCAATTAAAAGATGGTGGTGATAAAGATGGGAGTAAATAATGATTGTTCACCTGACGGGAGGATGAATCTATGAATCTTAAGAAGCTAATTTTCACAGAAAATGCATGCTATAAAGCAGGCAGAAAAATCAAGCCGGAAGGCATTATGGTCCATAGTACTGGCGCCAATAATCCTTATTTAAAAAGGTACGTTGGACCAGACGATGGCTACCTTGGAGAAAATCGCTACAATAACCACTGGAATCAAAATAAGCCAAGCTGCAGATACGTTTGTGTCCACGCCTTCATCGGAAAACTTGAAGATGGTACAGTAGCAGCATATCAAACATTGCCCTGGGATCATAGAGGTTGGCATGCTGGTGGTTTAGCAAATAACGGGTATATTGGATTTGAGATCTGCGAGGACGATTTGACCGACGCCTCGTATTTCAATGCGGTTTATAAAGAAGCCACTGAGCTTTGTGTTCATCTATGCAAACTCTATGGTCTTTCGGAACAGGATATCATTGGCCACTACGAAGGTTATCAAAAAGGAATCGCAAGCAATCATAGCGACCCCGGTCACTGGTTTTCACGACACGGTAAGAACATGGATACTTTCCGATCCAATGTTAAAAAGTTGCTCTCCCCTTCCCCCACATCTAAAAAACTCTACCGGGTCCAGGTTGGAGCTTATTCTATCAAAACAAATGCCGATGAAATGCTCGCCCGAGTGAAAGCCGCTGGTTTTACTGATGCCTTTATTAAAACTGAATAAACTTTATCTTTGCCGCTGGGAGCCTTCTTTGACCCAGCGGCTATTTTTGTTTTTTGATACTCATAGCCACTTCTTCTGTCCTTTGGATTGTGAGAGGGTTTTCTGCCCTCCGATTGGAGGAGAATTCATGAAAGTAACTGATAAAATTCCAGAAATCAATTTTGAGAAAAAATCTATTTCACAAGAACAGTTGCAGCTAGAATACGATTATATTAGAGCGCAACGGATTATAGAAACTCTCTTTGATGCAGGTCTTATTTCTGAATCTGAGTTCGATAAAATCACAAAGCTTAACCGCCAGTCTTTCACCCCTGCCCTAGCACAGATTATGCCTGAAAAGCGTTGCTATTAGTTCGCTTCAGAGTTAATATGTGATACTAGCAAGGAGGTGATAATTTGAAAAAGGTAACAAAAATCAATCAAATTCCAGATAATTATCGGAAACATTCAAAGCTTCGCGTCGCAGCTTATTGCCGGGTTTCTACAGACTCTAACGATCAACTTCAAAGCCTCGATACACAGATTAAGCACTATGAATCCTATATCAAGGCAAATCCGGATTGGGATCTTGCTGGCGTGTATTACGATGAGGGAATTACGGGGACCAAAAAAGAAAAAAGGCCCGAGCTGCTTCAAATGATTTCTGATTGCGAAGATAAGAAAATTGACTTCATTGTAACCAAGTCTATCAGTAGATTTGCCAGAAATACCACTGACTGTTTGGAACTTGTCAGAAAGCTGACTGGCCATGGCATCTTCATTTATTTCGAGAAGGAAAACATTAATACCGGCTCAATGGAAAGCGAACTCATGCTGTCAATCCTGAGTGGGCTGGCTGAAAATGAATCCACTTCTATTTCAGAAAATAACAAGTGGTCTATAAAACGGCGATTTCAGAATGGGACCTACAAGATTTCCAGCCCTCCCTATGGCTATGATGCAGTTGATGGAAAGCTAATCGTTAACAAGGCTCAAGCAGAAATAGTCCGATTCATTTTCACTGAAATTTTGTCTGGAAAAGGCACACAGAAAATTGCGGATGAGTTGAATCGACGTGGGGTTCCAACTAAAAGAAATGTTATTTGGGGATCAACAACCATTCGTGGCATGGCCAGTAATGAAAAATATACCGGTGATGCCATTTTCCAAAAAACCTACACTGACAGCTCCTTCAACAGACATATTAATGCTGGGGAGAAAGATCAGTACTTATTCAGAAATCATCATGAAACCATCATCAGCCATGAGGATTTTGAATCCGCACAGGCCATCATAGAACAATCAGGCAAAGAAAAAGGCGTTAAAAAGAATCATTCCAAATACATGAACCGCTATCCTTTTTCAGGCAAAATCATCTGTGGAGAGTGCGGTGGAAAATTTAAGAGAAAAATTCTGACTAGTGGCAAACGTAAGATTGTCTGGTCTTGCTCAACTCATATTTCAGATATTGACCAGTGCTCAATGAAATCTATATCTGACTTTAGCATTGAATATGCTTTTACCACTATGATGAACAAACTTATCTTTGGCCACAAGACAATACTGAAGCCTTTATTCGATAGTCTAAAAGGTGTCAATGCCAAAGATAGCATGGCAGTCATCCAGGAAATTGATAAGAAACTAGAAGAAAATGCAGAGCAACAAAAGGTACTTGTCAGCCTCATGACTAAAGGCTATCTTGACCCACCGGTTTACAACAAAGGAAATAACGAGCTGTTGCAGGAAAATGAACAATTACAGCAGCAAAAGGACTCCTGGATTCGATTGTTAAACAGCGACGATAAGACCGCCAAAGAGGTCAATAAGCTTCTGCGCTTTACAAGCAAATCGGCCATGTTATCAGAATTTGATAGTGATTTATTTGGTCGCTTTGTGGATCACATTATTGTCTACTCACGCTCAGAGATTGGATTCCACTTAAAATGCGGTACCACCCTGAAAGAAAGGTTGGTGAAATGAATGGGACATACGCCCTATGGCTACAAAATTGAAAATGGAAAAGCGGTTATTAATGAAGAGGCTTCAATACAAGTAAAAATGTTATTCAAGTCATATCTATCAGGTGCTTCCTTATCAGCCGCTGCTAAAGATGCTGACATAAAAGCCTTTCATGCTGGAATAGGCAACATGCTGAAAAATAAGCGATATGTCGGAGATACCTTTTATCCTGCAATCATTGATCTTGAAACCTTCTCAGCAGTTCAGGAAGAACGTTTCAAAAGAGCTGAGAAACTGGGTCGCATCCGTGAAAAAACAAAACAAAGTGAGATGCCCATCCCCACTGTGTTTCATTTCAGAAAAGGATCTCAACAATTTGATGATCCATTTAAGCAGGCAGAATACGCCTACAGTTTAATAGCAACGGAGGTGAATGAAAATGGAAGTCAGTAAAAATGTAACAATCATTCCGGCCAGAAAACACTCACGCAGGAATAAAGGTGAAGAAAAACCAAAGCTACGCGTAGCCGCTTACTGCAGAGTCTCCACCGATAGCGAAGAGCAGGCCACCAGCTACGAAGCCCAAATCGAGCACTACACAGCATTCATTAACGGTCATCCCGACTGGCAGCTTGCAGGGATATTTGCAGATGACGGCATATCAGGAACTAACACTAAGAAACGTGAAGAGTTCAACCGCTTAATTGATGAATGCATGGCAGGCAGCATTGACATGGTCATTACCAAATCCATCAGTCGATTTGCTAGGAATACCCTGGACTGCCTAAAATATATCCGCAAGCTTAAGGATAAGAACATCGCAGTATTCTTTGAAAAGGAAAATATCAATTCGATGGATTCCAAAGGCGAGGTCATGCTCACCATTATGGCTTCCCTCGCGCAGCAAGAAAGCCAATCCTTAAGCCAGAACGTTAAGATGGGCCTTCAGTATCGCTACCAACAAGGAGAAGTTCAAATCAACTGCAGATGGTTTCTGGGTTACACTAAAGATGAGAATAAGAAACTTGTCATTGTTCCAGAAGAAGCAGAGGTTGTAAAGCGCATCTACCGAGAATATCTCGAAGGCGCCAGCATGCAAAAGATTGCTCGAGGTTTAGAAGCGGATGGTATTCGAAACGGTGCAGGTAGAAAAAAATGGTACTCCAGCAACATAAACCAGATTCTGCGAAATGAAAAATACATTGGAGATGCACTCCTTCAGAAAACTTACACCGTTGATTTTCTCTCAAAGAAGAGGGTCAAAAACAATGGTCTCGTCCCGCAGTATTATGTAGAAAACAATCATGAAGCCATCATCCCGCGTGAAATTTTCATGCAGGTGCAAGAAGAACTTGTTCGCCGCCGAGTCGTTCATACCAGCCCCAGTGGTAAAAAAAGAACTTTTAGCAGCACCCACTGCTTTTCTCAAATCGTTATCTGCGGCACTTGTGGTGAGATATTCCGTAGGGTCCACTGGAACAACCGAGGTAAGAAATCCATCGTCTGGCGATGCGTCAGCAGGCTTGAAAACACCGGCCTCTTCTGCGATGCCCGAACTGTTCAAGAGAGTACAATTGAGGAGGTCATTGTTAAGGCCATCAATGAAACACTGGGCAAGAAGGATGCCTTCCTATCCACTCTTGAAGATAATATTGCAGCGGTAATAAGCCAGGATAACAATCAGGCTCTAACAAAAATTGATAAGCGTCTAGAGCAACTACAAATCGAACTGCTTAAACTGGCCAACAGTAAATCAGAGTACGAGGATGTTGGTGATGAAATCCACAATCTGCGCGATGAGAAACAGAAAATCCAAGCGGAAAGCGCTGGGAAAGATGAAGTCAGAAAACGTATCACCGATATGAGCTCATTCCTGAAGGAACAACCAACCTCCATAGCTGAATATGATGAGGCTCTGGTTCGGAGATTGATTGAGAAGGTCACAGTCTTTGAGGACAATTTCACTGTAGAATTCAAATCTGGATTGACGGTGGATACAGAAGCATAGTCCCAAAATATTCAAAGCACTCTACATGATTACAGCGTAGGGTGCCTTTTTTTGTCCCAGAGTTGATTCTATGTAAACTATATTCGAAGTATATAAATTCAATTTTTCTTTATAATCAAATGTTAAAATAGACCCAAACCTTTAAACTCAAATTGCATTGACCTCTTCTCGCCTGTAATTATTAGTATATATTTTTCACCTATATCCAAGCTTGAACCTTTGACCTTAATTTCACTATTACCCTCGGGTCTTACAGGAATTAATGCTTCATCTTTAATTCTTTTAATATAAAAACTGAAAGTTTTATCCATATCAGTTAATCCACAATTCACATACTTTTCAATGCCAAAATGTACATCATTACACGTTATAACATTGAAATCAAAGTATGATTTATTGTTAAATTTAATATCTTGTTTATAAACTCGATAGAAAGTATTCGAAACTGGTTCACTGACAACTACTACATGAAAAGTCTCACAAATCTCTTTATCATCGTCCCAATAAACAGTTATATCTGTCTCCCCTAAGAATACACCAGTAATATTTATTCCGTTATAAGCTAAAACACTTTCATCAGCGACACTAACACATAATTTGGCATCTTTAATATGCTTTATATCTCTAATCAAATAAGGGGTAAATTTCATTTGTTGACCTAGGCCTATATTATCAATAGGTACAAACAATTCGATTTTGAACTTTGAAATTTGATTAACCCCTGAAATCTTTAATTCCAAATCATCATATGGACCTTTTAATTTCCGTTTACATGTCAATTTCGTAACTCCGGGAGTTGTAGTATCTACTCCAATTACTTCCCAAATGGCCTTTGATAAAATAAATCTGTGATTATATGTAATTAAATCTGAGTATTGATTATTTCTTATTACACACATCAAATCCCCTGTACCAACAGACATCATCGGCGAATGCTTCACACCAAACTTCATCCCATTTTCAGGAACCCGACAGTTAAATTCACGTACTCTTCCATCTATCACAATTTTGATAGCCAGTGGAAAGTTCGAACCAGTTAATAACCCGTTTTGAGAAATATCAAAAATTAAAGTTGAACCATGCTCCGAGAAATGGGAATAATCATTCCAATTATTATTATCCCACGTGAAAGCAGTAATTTTGATATTGTTTTTTTCAGGGCAAAACTCTCCTATTGTAAAACCTGCCTTTGCCCCCTCGGCTTCTTTAATACACCCAACAGTAATTTGCGGGATTTCTCCATTTTTTTCATACCACAAATCATGACTATGCCCGCACAAATACAAACAAACATTGTTATCCCTGAATATACTAAGGAGTTTCCTTCGTTCGGTTGATTCAAATAAATCCAAACCTCTATGTCCCAAAACAATAGTTGGATTGCCAGTCTGCTTCATCTCAAAAAGCGATGAAAACACGTAATTGCTACCAACTATCATTGTTCCTGCATCATTTTCTTTTTTTCCCCCATCACCTGTTGTCACAATTTCTCCCGCAAACAACTCAGTGTTCATCGTCATAATATTACAATCGTTGTAATGATAAATTCTTTGAGGATTTACTTTATAAGTATTAAAAAGACGTTCCGTGTACTCTTTACCATATAACTGAATTAATACTCGCTTATAAAACGTAAACGCTTCTACCAAAACTGATGTATTTTCGAAGGTGCCTTCTTTGGTCCTGTATGACTTTTTAGTTTTGCATATTAGTTCTTGCCGGTCATTTTTATTTCGATCTAAATCGTGATTCCCTGGAACACAGAGAATGTTCTCATAATCCACGATTCCTACAATTTCTGAAATCTCATGGATATACTGAACTGCTTTCTCCGCATTTTCATCAGAATCCTCTTGTCGGCTAGCATCTCTAAAATCCCCCGTCAAAAAAATTTTATCGACTTGGACTTCTCTTTTAAGTAAAAAGTCCTTCAGTTTTTCGCGCATATATTTTGTGTCAGTTCCATCATGTACAGGATTAAAATGTAAATCCGATAAATGTAGCCACTTCATGATGCACCCCCCTATAAAAAGATAAAATATTTCAAAGTTCCATTCTATTTGGCAACTTCTTATTATATCACTTATACTTTACTAATTAAAACCCACACATTTTTTCCATCCAACATATTCTCTCGAATTCTTGTGTTTCCCAAAAACATCTAAATCAATCTCTCGTAATTCTAAATATCTAAATCACTCTGTAGTAACCATCAAACATCTAAACCACTCTGTACAAGTGCTTTATGGCATCTTCGACATGTTCCCACAGAACAAAAAATCATCTTATTTCTGCTTTTAGTTTTAAGCCCTAAAACGCGAAGAAAGGCTTATATCAAGCCTTTCCGAGCACACTTCTTTATTTTCTTGTTATCAATACTACCGTCTCAACATG